GATGCAAAAATACGGCTACAACCTTAAAAAAATTCGTGCCTTGGGTTGTACAGACAGAAACCTCGCAAAACGTTTAGGTCGCTACACGCTTGCCACTAACATCAGATCTACAGAAACAGTGATGTTTTCAGTTGGGCCTGAGGGGGCGATGTTGCTTCCTGGGGATGTTTGCATTATCGGTGACCCACTTAAAACCAGAATTGAATCAGGAGGACGTATTGAATCAGCAGTATCTAATAAATTACTTGTAGATCGTGAGCTTACCAGTAGAAATGACTACAGCAACGGTGATTGGAAGCTGTACACGTACACAAATGCCGGAATAGCGCAACAAAACACTGTGTCTTCCATTATTGGATCCAGTATTAATATTCAAGGATCATTCTCATCGGTCCCATCATCTAATATGATGTGGATTTTAGTTAATGAGGGTTCAGTTAATAACGCTGAAAATCAATTTAATCGTTATCGCGTTCAAAAAATTACAGAAGATGCCGATGGATCATTTAGCATCATTGGCATTAAATACGATCACGCTAAGTATGATTACGTCAACACCGATGAAGTGGATTACGGTGGCAGACGCTCTCTCAGTGGCCAAAGAAATACAGTATTAAAAACGAATAGCATCAGTTTTAAAATACGTAATCCGTCACCATAATGGCTGCTATTGATGCAACTTCGCGCCTGACTGTTTTTTGGGAAGCACCTTCTCAACTTGCTCAAGGAGCGCTTGATTATATTTTTGCTGGTTCAGCGTTTAGTTCTGAAGTGATTGATACCAGCGTAGATCGATACGAAGTTGAACTTTATAATACTGTGCTGAATATCTACGAAACTCAAGGGTACTTTTATACCCCGCAAGCTGATCTAACTCTTGGTGATGCTGCTAGCGGTAAAGTAAGAATACGAGCGATACTTCGAGACGGGACAAAAACCAATTGGGCCACGTCCGGTACGCTTATCTTGTCTATGTTCGCTACAACTTTTGCGGATTCGGACAATGCAGTTTTTCTTAGTTTCGTCTGATGTCCTTATACGGAAGAGATGCGAATGGAGCGGACGCATATATCCGCTCTTCAGGTACGAGCGTATCTACAGACGGGCTTGTTACTTTTCACGATACCTTTAGTAACGATTTTAAATCTGTAGGGACTGACATTACGGCTTCTGGTGACGTTGTTCCCTTAGTTTCCTCCAAGAAACTGCGTGTCATGTCATTGACACTTAGTGCAAGTGCAGCATGCAATGTTCAATTTCGCAGTGGTGGATCTACTAACCTAACCGGCAAGATTTATATCCCGATAAACGGGACCGTACACCTGTCGAATGTCCTGGGATTGTTTCAGTCTGCCTCAGGTGAAAAGTTAGATGTTGTACTGACTGGTACAGCCAACGTTGGTGTTTCCCTCAGTTACCGAGAGGTCTGATTGTGACCAGAGTACACGGCAAATTATTCTCAGATCAGCGTACTGGTGTGTTGGCGGTCAAGCCTTCAGCACCCTTTTTTGGGGTCTCTAGGGACGAGCGCCTTTTTCCGGTTACTGAAGGATCCATAGATATCACACTGGATCCCACTCCTGCTGGCGTTCATTATTTGATTGGTTACAAGCAAGATGGCGACATCCGTCGTACCGATTACACATTGCGCTGGCGTGTACCGTCTGTTGAAAGTTTCGATGTCACTCCTGGTGCCGATAATGCCCAGAAGTCTGTTGAAGCAAAAGCTCCCCAGGCGTCTGTCTACGAGCGCGTCCAGTTGAAGCGTGTTTCGAGCGACCTCAGCGATACGCTTGAAGATAACAACCAGCTCAGCACAGATTTGGTTGAAGCTAATTTACGAATCAAACAGCTTCAGGATGAACTAAGAGGTTTTAAAAGGACTTCTGAATTAGTGTTATCACAGCGCGATCAAACAATCGCGCAACTAAGTGAGTTGTCTGAACCTGTAATAAATACTGTCTATCTGGAGAAACCTGTACCGCCAGCAGCATTACAAGCCAGGGTGCACCGCCTTGAAAGTGAGATCCAACGTCTGCTTGATCTTAATGCCGAGTATTATAAATTAGTCGTGCAGCTACATCAGTTACAGTTAGATAAAGCTCGTACTAATCCAGAAGAACCGTATTCTGGAGAAACCAAATCTCCTCATCAACGGTTGTTACGCAAGCTACTCGGTAAGTAACTAATGGCTCTTGACAATATTGCAGTAACTGTACGAGAGGGTGACAGCTTTGATGAGCTTTACCTGAATATCGAGAAACCATGGGGAACCCCTTATGATTTTTCAAATTCTGTATTAGTTGCCGATATCCGCCGCTTCTTTAATGACAGTTCAAACCCAGCTTCTGCTGTCGATAGTTTCGGCATTGTTGAATTAGACGCTGCTAAAGGCAAGATTGCTTTAAAGCTTACAAGTCGACAGACTGAGGCTTTAGGCCGAAATGTTGAGTTGGGTTATACAGAGCGTGGTGAGACTCAATCTGGTCTAGCTCTTGCAGCCGACCCATCAGACGAGCTACAAGGTAAGTTTTTGTGGGATCTTCGGGAGTATTTCTCTATTCAGCAAGCAACTATTAGTGCAATCTCAGCAGGAACTACTTTTACCGTTGGCGGAGCAACTGCCAATAAGGTGCGGATTACTACTGCCGCCGCTCATAATCTTACTGTCGAGGATCAGATTATTCTGTCTGGAACCGGCCAAAGTGTTTATGATGGGGTTGATTTCAACGCTAATAAACTTTCAATTATTAGCACTACTGTATTTGAAATTGAGCCCACATCTACAGGTGCGCCTGTATTTTCAGTCAGTTCAACTCAAGGAACAGTGAGTGTCTATAAAGAAGACACAGTTGCAATCGGGACTCTAGAAGTCCTTCCCCGTATTTCCAGAGATTCCGTTAGCTAGGTAAAACTCTATGGCCAGTGTAGAAGAAGGCGTTTCAGTCGTAACGGTAGGCAGAACTACGCCTGTTCCGGCTGGTCAGAATACCTCCGCTAATTCGCTTCCTGTTGTTGTTGCATCGGATCAAACTCCGATTCCGATTCTAGATAATCTTTCAGCGCCTTCTCAGGTACGGGATGACCTGTTAGGAATTCCCCGTGTCCAGACGCCATTGGCGATCTTTGATGATACCAACCTGATTGATATCGACCCAAATATCTGGGCCATCAGTCAGCAAACTACATCAGGTGCAAAGGTCACCCAGGTCAACCATCTGTTGAATCAATCGGCTGCTGAATGTCGCCTTAAGGTTGCAGCAGCGAACGGAAATGTAGCCAGCCTGGTTACCAAGCAAGCCTGGCCCTATCAGACTGGTCGAATCACCAGTGCTTCGTTTGGTGCAGCTCTTTCAACTGACACGTCTGCCATTATTGAATATGGCATGTTCGACGCCAGCGACGGGTATTTTATCCGAGTAGTCGGAACATCTTTGTTTTATGTCCGTCGAACATCTTCAGGTGAGCGCCCATCTGATCATCTAAAGGGTTATACAGCTCAAGGAACTGACCCAACGACTTTCACAGTCGATGCAGCAGTATTGAATGCGCAACCAACCCGGACAGACCTAGGAACTATTTATAAGATCATTAGTTCTTCTCCAAATGTTATGGAGGAGATTGTTCCAAGACAATATTGGAACGGCGACAAGATGGTTGGTGAGGACGGAGCAAGCTTGGTTGGCGCTGCACAAGCCAGCTCTATTCATAAACTAAGCCTGACCAATCTTTGTATGGCCCGTATTGAATACGGGTGGTACGGTGGTACTGGTTCACGCCTGTTGTTCTATGTTCCCGAAGATGCAAATCTGGGTGGTGTAACTGCAAAGAATGCACGTTGGGTTATCGCGCATAATTTAAATTGCAGCGACAGAGTAGCTTTTCCATCTTTGGGAAATCCAACTTTGCCGATGCAATTCCGCATCGAAAAATCTGGCACCCTTAGCGCTGATGCATACATTCGTAAATACGGCGCACAGATCAGCATCGATGGTGGGGATGCCGAGAAACTCAGCATCTTCTCCCAAGATGGTTCCAAGGTATCTGGCATCGGAACGAGCACATTTAAGCCTTTGTTGGCAATCCGAATTAAGGAACTGATTACAAATAACCAGGGCGAATCAAAGCGTTGCCTTTTACGTGCATTCCCGCTGCTGATGTCGATGGTTAGCAGTCATCGAGCACAGTTCTTGTTGGTGAAAAATCCCACCACGATGACTGATGCCAGTTCAGCGGCGGTAACAACTTTCACTTCTTCTGGAACACTGAGTGCCATTGAGTTCAATTCACCCGACAGTTCTTCAAATGCGATTGCAGGATTTACTGGTGGGGAGCAACTGGCAAGTTTCTTTACTGGCGATGCCGATGCCACTACTGAATCACTGACTGACATCTTCAGCTATGCACGCCAATACCTGACTCGAGAAGCAACTGCTGCATCGGGTACAGCAGGTGATGTTTTGGTGATCGCCGCACGATCAATTGATCAATCATCCAATACCTGTAAAGCCTCACTTACTTGGGGGCAGCGCTAATGACCACGGCCTATAACCTTCCCGAAGACGTTGGCCAAAATGCCGTCGTCCGTAACGGGGAAACGGTGCAGGCCGAGGGAACTTTTCCCAGTGGGCAAAAAGCCGCTGATACGAGTATCCCCATTGTCCTGCCGAAGGCAAATTACAATCTGCCCATAATCGATAATTATCGGTTTAAAACGCAGGTTGACCGTGACTTGCTGGGATTTCCCAGAGTCACAACCCCATACAACTTTTTAACTAGGGACGATCAGTTTGAGATTTCTGCGGATGATTGGATTACAGAAATATCGGGACTTAACGAACGTCCTGATGACGACAGCACTCAATCCGCTCGCTGGACGCAGCTCAGTAATACCAGCGCTGAGTACGCGCCTGCCCCATTAGGGGAAATCAAATACAACGGGAACTCCAACTCTGCCCAGCTCATCCTGGGCAATAACGACGGTGGATTCCAACGGGCTCGAATTGCTTCAAAAAGACGTTACCGCTATCAGCCTGGTCGCATCGTCAGGGTCAGCCTGGCAACACGCCTGTCTGTACAGGGTAGTCCAGTCAGTTTGACCCGCCTTTGGGGAGTCGGAGATTCCTCGGATGGATTCTTTGTTCAGTGCAAGGGGGATGGCGAAGGTGATCGGCTCAGCATCTTGTACAAAAATAGTGCTGGAAATGGGCTTACTTATGAAACTAATGTTCCACGATCCCAGTGGACTGGCGACAAACTAGATGGCACCGGCAAGTCAAAGCAAACGCTTGACTTAAGCAAAACTTTTATGACCCTGATTGAATGGGGTTGGTATGGCGCAAGTGATGTAAGAATTTATTTTTATGTTGTAGATAAGGACGATCAATTACCTACTTCGATTACACAAATACCCAGAGCTAGGTGGGTTTTAGCTCATGAACTGATCCTGGCCGACACCCAGGTCCGTAACGATCTGACTGAATCAGATGGAGCCAGTGGCACCCGAGCTTATGACGTACCGTCTTTACGTACACCGTCTCTACCTATTTTGGTTGAGATCAATAACGGTGGAAACCTGAGCCGGTCTCATTTCATTGAGCGGTATGGCGCATCTGTATTAGTGGATGGTGGGACTGACGACAGGGGCAAGATCCGTGTCATTGACGCTGGTTTTGACAGCGCCGTTCAGCCTGTAGTTGGTGGTACATATTCGGGTGCTGGACAATCGTTGGCAACAATCAGATCTAAAAGCACACTGGTTAATTCTGATGGGAAAGAGGTCGATAATTTATTGATGACCGTTCCCACTCTGATGAATGTGGGTGCATCCGATCTTGTTGAAATTGAGTTGTGGCTTGACCCAGTAATGGTCAAACCTGATGAGGTCGGGCACATAAATGGTTCTCTGCCCTTCCGTCAGGGCGACTATGTGAACCCCTTCAACCTTGTCCCGCAACTGATTACATCATTTGACAGCACTCAAACCGAGTTTGCGCTTACTCAAGAGCCTCCCACAACAGAGCGACTAACGGTCAATACCCAGTACGCCAGTGGTGACCCGTTGTCGTTGGATGTCTCTTTTAATGATTTCCGAATCGTTAAAAGCGGCAAGCTGATCGGTACGTTCTTAGTTGATGCCAAGGGTGCAACAGTCAACTTAGAAGAGATCTTCAGCAACCAGCGCGAGGTACTGACCACTGAATACGATGCACCTACTGAGTTCCCACCCGCATCGGCATCCCTGACTGTTGTGGCATTTGATACGTCGACTGGATTGATTTCGGTTGCACCAGCGTTCCCCCTTCGCCTGTACACCGGACAACGTCTGCAATTAGGCAACACCAACTATTATGTGCTGTCAGTTGATTCATCAACAACGTTTAAACTTAAAGCGGCTAAAGTAGATACAAGCCCTGTTACTGCGGGCATCTCGGTTGGTAATACTTTTGTTGCCTACTACGAGCTTGATATTACAAGTTCTATAGCTGCAAAGTTGCTCCCGATTTACAGATCAGAATTAGTTGTTCTAGCCAAACCATTTCACGCAACATACTCAGCTCTTGATAAAAGTGTTGAATATAATGCTGAATGGATGCGTCTTGTAAACACAACAAGCTCTGATTCATATAGTGCTCAAACCGCACCGACTGTAAACCTGTATTTGACTAATAGGGTGAGCTAATGGCCACAGGATCTAATTTAATTAATACCAGCTCGCAGGGACAGCCTGCAGATAATGAGGATCGCCCATTCAGCTTTGCGATTGGAACCCAGATATTTCTGAATCCAAGTGATGATCCTACGAGTGCTTTAATCAGTTTTAAAGCAGATGCCAGTCTATTAGCAGGTTCGTTGGCCAGTGGCGCATCAAATCTGTCGATCGGATTAAGCACTGATTCTGAGCTTAATTCACTATCTGGCTGGGGCGAGTCTAATATCAGCACCACCAGCGCCAATCGTTTTCCAGTTGGTTTTGGCAGAGTCAATACTGCTCCAGACAAAATTGGCGTGAATATCGAGGGCACCCAGGTAGCAACAATCGGCAAACCAAAAACCGTCAGCGTCATTGATATCTCCAGCAATGTGATGTCAATCTCAGGTCATCCGTTTAACACTGGTGATCGTGTCATTGTTACCTCAACTGGCGCTGTTCCTGGTGGATTGGTGTCGGGCATTGGATATTTTGTCATCAGTACCAGCGCTAATTCGATCAAACTATCGACAAGCCGCCTAGGCGCTGTGGGCAACTCTGAGATTGATATTCAATCAGTGGGCTCCGGTACAATTACTGTAGCTTCAGATGAGATATTTACTCTCACCAGGGCCGGTACTAGCGGCACAGTCACGCTTAAAAAAGCTGATGTAACGGTTGGAACATTTACTAATACGAATGTAAATAGTCCTCTTCGTTTGTTTTATTGGAATCGGGAGCAATCAGCGTCTTCAACGGTTCCAATACTTAAGGAAATCAAAGTCACAGGTGCTATCTAATGGTCGCCACACGTAACATCACCGATCTGAACACGCTCGTCACGCCAGCGGCTGACGACATTATGTTGATCGTCGATCGGCTAAGCGCGACCAGTACTGAAGCCAAGCAGATTACCTGGGGCAATGTTATTGAGGCTGTACAAGATATTGTATCCTCACTAGCTACTGATTCAACCACTCTCAATTTTACTTACAACGACGCTAACGGTACACTTACTGCCACAGTCAATAACGATACGTCTACTCAGAAATCTATCTTTCATGATGGAACAACATCTTCAACCCGCCAGGAAGGGCGTTTTGTTGACGGTGTTGGTGTAAATGTCGTAGTTGCGGATGATAATTCTAATAACCGTGCAAATATCACGGTCAATAATACAGGCGTTGTTAATGCTGCTAATAACAATGTTGGCGGCACTCACTATGACCTGCTGTCCTCCGTTGTTGTTGAATCTGATGGCAGTAAAACCCTCGGTGTAAAGCCACTTAAGCTCGGTTCAACCAAATTAACCGCTACATCAACAGATTCGGGTCAGTCTTTGACCCTGGATATTAATCCAGCAAATATTAATTTAAACGATCTAAATTCCTCTACTCCGCTCGGAGTCAGTGTCGGTGGAACTGGGGCATCAACAGCGGCAAACGCTCGAACAGGTCTGGGTGCCGCTAAGTCCGGTGCGAACAGTGACATTAGTGCCCTTAGCGGACTAACTACCGCGCTATCTATTGCACAGGGTGGAACTGGCGACACGACTGCTAGTGGAGCACTTAAGAATTTAGGGGGTCTCAACTCTGTGGTTGGTGTTGGGGCGTCCGGCCAAAGCATTGTTCACAGCACTCAGAATCTGGTCTCTGGGGCGTATCGGGCTGAGCTGAAGGGCGTCAAACCTGCATCCGGCAACACCGTTACTGTCACCACTGATGGATCGGATATTGCGATTGGCGTGAATGCCAATAATGTTATAGACAGTTTGACTGGCGCACGAAATATCAATGGCGCTCGCATCACCGGTTCAGCCGAGCCGATTAATGCAAGTGATTTGGCCACTCGTGGGTTTGTTCTAAGTGTCGCCCAGGGTTTAGATATCAAAGAGTCGGTCAAAGTTGCAACCGCTGGCGGATTGGCTGGCACCTATGCAACGTCGGGACAGACTCTTACTGCAAACAGCAACGGCGCGATTTCAGTTGATGGCGTGACACTCAGTGCGGCTGATCGTGTTCTGCTTAAGGACCAAAGTTCTGGAACACAAAACGGGATCTACACGGTCACCACAGTCGGTAATGGAAGCAACGCCTTTGTCCTGACCCGAGCGCTCGATTTCAACACTTCTGCTGAGGTGGGCGCTGGTTCGTTCATGTTCGTGGAAAGTGGCACTGCGAACTCAGGTAAATCATTTATTCAATCAACATCTGGTCCCACGCTTGATACAACTGCGCTGACCTTTAGTGTTTTTGGAGACTCAAACCTTTCCGCCAATTCGGTCGACAACACCAAGCTGTCGAATATGGCTCAGGCCACCATCAAGGGCCGCGCTTCGGCTACTAGTACTGGTGACCCAGTTGATCTGACAGCAGCGCAGTTGATTGCAATTATCAATACAGAATCGAGCGCTACAATTAACTCAGCAAGAGTTGTAGCTACTGCTGGCAATGATTTAGTTACCAGTTTAAATACTGCGACTTCCGCTATTGATTGCGGCACCTATTAATTCTTTTAACGTCGATTAGTCGGCATTTAATCTAGGGCTATGGTACTTCCGATCCAGAATTTACGTAGTGGTACGGCGAATAAGCGACCACAAGCAAGTAGTTTGTCCGATGGTCAAATTGCGATCAACTACAACGAAGGCGACCCAGGCTTATATATCAAGGGCCACTCAGGTGGACTTATTAAGGTTTCTCCTACAAATGTAGGTACGACAGCTCCCAATACTTCGCCTGCTACAGGAGGTGCTACTGGGAGATCAAAGGGTGAAACTTGGCTGGACACTACTTATACCCCCGCTTGCTACAAGGTCTGGGATGGTAGTGCGTGGGCCGAAGTTGGGCGTTTGACCACTCTGTATGTGAATGGTGTCTACAAGCAGAACGTTGTTGCTAACGGTTCTACAGCCACCCTCAACTGCGCTTCAGGTAATTATTTCACACTCACCGTTTCAAGTGCTAATACGGGGATAACTTTTTCCAACGTACCTTCTGGTTGTGTGTACAGCATGACTGTTGAGATTACTCACTCATCCGGCAGCTTTACCTGGCCTTCAGTAGTGAAATTTCCTGGAACAGGCGCACCAACATTGGCTACTGGAAAAACGCACTTATTTGTTTTAGTTACTGATGACGGTGGCAGCAGATGGCGTGCTTCTGGTCTTGCTGACTTTGACAACTAAAATCTTTTTATTATATTATGGATCCTACATCTCGCAGTCTGTTCCTTTCTGGTGAAGCGAAGGGGGTACCAGCAGTACCCGGTCCACCAATTGGCGATCATTTTTATCAAGCTAAATATCACCGGACTGGTAGTGGACCAGGCTCCCACGTCTATGATCACCCGTTCTTTGATAGTGGGCTAGATATTGGAGAGGTTATTCCACACGAAAAGGTTTACAACATTCCTTGTAACACTCAGTGGGTGTGTCCGGCTGGTGTTACCAATGTCTGCGTTTTAGGTGTTGGTGGTGGTGGTGGAGGAACTGGCTACGGCCCTGGCGGAGGCGGCGCAGGTTTGTTCTATAGAAATAACGTTTCTGTTACTCCTGGTACTAGTTATACAATTGAAGTTGGATTCGGTGGCTGGCCGGGTAACACGCAGAAGGCAGCCCAAGATGGTTATTCCACCAGAGTAGATATGCCGAACTACTCGATCGCTAAAGGGGGCAATGGTGGTCCTCAAGTTCCTGGATATTCTGGTGGTACCGGTGGAACTGGTGGTAGTTATTTGGGCACTACAAGTGGCGGTGGAAATGGAGGCAATGGTGGAAATAGTGTTGCAAAAGGAAGCGGTTGGAATAGTGCTGGTGGTGGTGGTGCAGCTGGTTACAGCGGTAATGGCGGAAATGGTGGGAATTCAACTCAAACCAGCGCTAGTTCCGGTAGCAGTGGCTCCGGTGGCGGTGGCGGCGGCGGCGCAGGAAGCGTTGATCTAACCGGGCAGGGTTATGGCTTTGGAGGCGAAGGTGGCGGAGTCGGACTTTTTGGTGAGGGTTCAAGTGGAGCTGGAGGATCTAATACCAATTCAGTTGGTAACATGGACCCAAAGCCAGGTATCGGTGGCGATGGTGGTTCAGGCGGTACAGATGGTGGCGACAGATTCGCTTGGGATGTACCGGGTACGCACGGTGGAGGAGGTGCCGGGGACTATATGCCGGGGGGTCATGGCGCAGTGCGTATTGTTTATTCCGTAACTGGAAGAACCAATCCTAGTTTTCCAAATAACGCAGGTAAATTTAGTTCCTCAACAGTTAAATATCTGTGGTGGTATATGACTGATGGTGCATTCGGACCACGCTGGTACACCAACGGCGCAGTGAACGAAACTTATCCCTGGACGGGGTTTGGTCCTAATCAAACACAGACTGTCGGAAGATATAATTCATTGCATATTATTAATGGCATGCTAGGCGCACAGAGGGATCCGAATCAATATTCTTACGCATCATCATATACTAATCGCCATGCATACGCACAAGCTTTTAAGCCTGGAACTGGCTTTGTGGATATAGTTTCATGGGATGGTAATGCAGGTGGTGCTTCTTCCAGAACAATTTCACACTCGCTTGGATCGACTCCTGGTTTTATCAGAATTCTTCAAGATAGTGGTTCAAGTAAATCTGTTTGTCTTCACGATGATGGCACTACTCAAAGACGGTGCGATTGGTCTAGTAGTCTGGGGACGGCTTCGGATGGAATAATTAGTGCTACATCCAATGCAGATTTTACGGTCTCCACTACTAGCGACCCGAAAAATGTAAACAAAAACGGTATACGTTATACCGCAGCAGTTTTTGCCAGTAACGATACCGTTAGATGTGGTTCTTGGGTAGGCACTTCAGGTAGTCAAAATATCGATCTAGGTATGCCTAATGGTTGCCAAGCTATCTGGATATATGATATGGGTAACACTACTTGGTATCATATATCAACCAAATATGATGGCTATTCTGGTAATTCCCTGGGTAGTAGCAGTCAGGAAAAGTACGCAACTTTTAGTGCCTCTACTTTAAGCTCCGCCAGTATTATGAGTTCTTATTCAGGCGGTTTTCAACTTATCCACAACAGTCTGTTCAATACGAGCGGTACACGCTATCTTTACGTCGCTTTTTCAGCATGATTGATTTACTTCGCAACAAAGAAACTGGTGATCTTATTATTGCATCAGGATTCAAATCCATGTTTCCCAGTACTTGTTTTCCCCCTGCCATTACAGAGGATATCTACGAGGCTTTCGGGTTTGACGTAGTATACAAAGGTGAACCGCCTACTTTCACTAGTCCTTATCAAACGCATGTTCAGCAAGGCGCTGAGGAGATAGACGGTACATGGTACACAAAAACTATCCTAGGTCCAGTATTTGAGAAATATCTAGACTCGGATGGTGAGACAGTGACCGTTGAAGCTCAGTTAGCTGAGCACAAATTAAATATCGATGACCGTGCTGCTGAAGAGCTACGCGGGCAGAGAAATGTCAAGTTAGCCAATTCGGACTGGACGCAGCTCACCGACTCTCCTTCTGTCGATCAAGAAGAATGGTCTGAGTACAGGCAGCAGCTTCGAGATGTACCAAATCAAGAAGGATTCCCATTTGAGGGTTCCTGGCCTGTTGATCCGAATGGTTCTTTTGACGGACTATTTGCCCCCGCTATTTAACTTTTATATCTAAACTTTCTCTTCATAGATTGGGGAGAAAGTTTTTTATTAGTAGCTTTAACCTATCTCAATAAGTTCCTGCATCCAACGCATCGGATGCAAAGTCTGCATTGACAATATTACCAGTGAGTGACAACTTGTTGTAGGCAATTCCTCCGGCAAGTTTTGAACCAGCAATTGACCCTGCTAATTGGGCATTCGTAATCGTCCCACTAAGTGAGGACGTTGGGTAATTAGTTGCATCGCTTAGATTAAATGCTGGAGTTGCATCCGAAGCACCTAAGTCAACAGATACTCCACCAAAGGAAACACTATCGTTTGCTAACTTACTGTTTGCAATAGAACCTGCTAACTGAGCATTAGTTATGGTTCCACTTAAGGATGATGTAGGGTAATTCGTAGCATCGGATAAATTAAATGCTG